GGACAAGCAGGATTTAAATACAAAGCAGCATTACCTCTAGCGTCGGACTTTAAACTTAATTCTTAAGTGGAGCCGATGATTGCCGTTTTTACAGGATAATCTTGCGGTCTTCTAAATGTAAATCTCTCTGGGCAAATAAATGTGGCTACATATTTCGATGATGCACCATTTATTGACATAGAGACTTTTGACATTGATCTATCGACTCTATTAAAATCATTACCACCCTGTATGACCATTTATTTTGATCCTTAAGCTGGATCTGAACTATAATCACCAATCCAACCACCAGAATCTGCTCCTATCTACAGATTTGGTAAATATCTCTTAGCTAAATATTTAAAAGCTAACGGTCCTAAATCTTTTGCTATTTAAATAGCATTATCTCTTATATCTCCCCAGTCATCTAACAGAATTAATTTTCTGATTACGTCTGTTGAGAAATCTGGTTAATTACCTAACTTCTCAACAGTTTCTTTGGGTAATCTCTCTAAAGCTTTGATTAAAGATGTAGCACTGCCACTAACCTTATCATCAGTTTTGTCTTGAACAAAAGCATTAGAGAAAGAGATTTTAATTTTACGTTTGAGCTCTCTTAATTATCCCCATGTTATATTAAAGTTACCATGCATTCGTGCTGTGTCCAAACCATAACCTTTATAGGGTTCAACTATATCTTCTATTACTGCTAAACCATCTGTAACTTTTTGATATTCAGGATCTTATGGGTTTGATAATATTGTAGCTAATCGTTCAAAAGTTCTATCTTCTGGATTAGGGAAGAATTTTTCTCTAGCGGTTACTAACCTCTTATCCATGTCATCTAATAAAGCTCTTCTTGTTTGATCGTTTTACTTAACTAAGTAATCTTTTTCAGCTGGTGTTATCGGTGAGTTACCAGCAAGATCCTTCTCTTTTTACAACTTCTATTAAGTTGTTAATTGCGATTATAATTTCTTGGATATTCTCTCCATTCTAGCTAATCTGCTATCTAATTCTTCTTATTGCATTATTAATCGTTTCTAAAATTTCTTAAATCGTTGTTATATTGGTTTTTTATTTTCAGCACATCTAACGCTGATGTGCGAACGTGTCCTTAACAACATTTTATTAGAAGATTTTAATACACGAACTTTATCTATAGGCTTTCTAATAATTGAATAAATCTGTTTAAACTCATATTATTTTTCTTTAAGAGCTTATCAATCAGCATAAATTCCTGTTATTAATTCAATTGTTCACCAACCAATCTTATTTATGTAATCCTACGTTTTAATTATAACTCAACAACCTATTCAGTCGTAAGTTATGGATATCCAGACAGATATAATAGTTTTCTACAGAATTCATCTATAAATCGGGGTCTCGTTTCTATTAAGACTGCACTGCATATAGCTTGCAAGTGTTTACTAGAATGTGTAACTAAAGAATTCATTCCAGAGAATTCTTATTTAGTGTTCAAAAATTTCATGAAATCACGCATGATTACAAGACCGCTATCTTCTAGATTATATGGGTTGGTGGCGAATATAATCTTTGAACAGAAATCAATATCAGCCCAATTTTCACCGATTATAAAATCTTCAAATAAGAGACC